AAGACCAGCTGCAAGAAGGCAATTGGTCTAAAGCGTTCTCAGAATTTCTTGATGACATTACAACGTTTCCATCAGCGTTCATCAAAGGTCCCATCATTCGCAAGCGTCCGAAACTCAAATGGGTTCCCACACAGGACGGTCAATTTGCACTAGATCAGACAGAAGAATTGGTGATGGAGTGGGAGCGTGTTGATCCATTCAACATTTATCCATCAGCTGATGCATCGGACGTAAATCAGGGTGACTTGATTGAGCGCCACAAACTCTCCCGCGCTGATTTACAAGCCATGATTGGCGTTGAAGGTTATAGCGAAGGTGCTATACGCGCAGTGCTTGAGACGTATGGTAAAGGCGGTCTGCGTGACTGGATTTACGTTGACATGAACAAGGCCGCTGCTGAAGGTAAGTCCACAATGGGCGTTCAGCAGAATCCTTCTAAACTGATTGACGCTCTGCAGTTTTGGGGCAACGTTCAAGGTCAGTTGTTGCTTGACTGGGGTATGTCTCATGACGAGATTCCAGACCCACTGGCTGAGTATCCTGTTGAAGCATGGATTATTGCAGACTGGGTTATCAAAGCAGTTATCAATCCCGATCCACTGGGTCGCCGTCCATACTACAAAGCCTCCTACGAAGAAGTTCCCGGTGCATACTGGGGTAACTCTGTAGCTGATCTGTGCCGTGATGCACAAGATGTTTGTAATGCCACTGCACGCGCACTGGTGAACAACATGTCTATTGCCTCTGGCCCTCAAGTTGTTTACAACATTGACCGTTTGCCACAGGGCGAGAACATCACGCAGATGTACCCATGGAAAGTATGGCAAGTCACATCTGACCCGCTTGCTGGTTCCGCTCCTCCCATGCAGTTCTTCCAGCCTAGCTCTTTGTCACAAGAGTTGATGGCAGTGTTTGAGAAGTTCAGTATCTTGGCAGACGAGTACACAGGTATTCCACGTTATATGACTGGCGACAGTCCTGCAGGCGGCGCAGGTCGCACGGCTTCTGGTATGAGCATGCTGATGAGTAATGCTGGTAAAGCCATCAAGCAGGTCGTGGCCAACATTGACGACAACGTCATCTCTCCCGTGGTTGAGCGGTTGTATTACTACAACATGCGCTACGGCACTGACCCTGATTTGAAGGGTGATGTAAATATCGTTGCACGCGGCGCGATTTCTTTGATTGTCAAAGAGCAAGCACAAGTTCGCCAGAACCAATTCTTGCAGATCGCTCTTACCAGCCCTGCAGCTCAGCAGATTATTGGCGTCGAAGGCATTGCAGAGTTGTTACGCCAAGGCGCGAAGACTCTGGACATGAACCCAGACCGGATTGTTCCTCCAGTGGAAATTATCAAACAGCGGATGGCGCAGGCCCAGCAAGCGCAGATCGCTCAGCAGCAACAGCTTGCTCAGGCAACTGGTCAAGCCCAAGCAGGTGGCACGCCACCAAATCCAAGCCCCGGTGCTCAACTTGAAAACGGTGCTCCCGTGACAAATAATTTTGCACCAACTCCCGGTGTTGGTAGTTGACAACACCATTTTCCGGTATATCATTTCGATCATTAAAGGAGCATTCAAATGCAAGCAATTAACCCAAAAGAGTCACGCTCATCTGAGTACGCTCAAGAATCAGCTAAAACTGACGGCATGTCTAAAGGCGGCTCAGTCGGTGGCGGCGGCAGCAACGGCGACATTTTCGCTACGTTGAAGCGCGGTGGTTCTGAGTACACTGCCGAAAAAGCTAAAACTGACGGCATGTGCAAATAAATGGTTCGTGTCGATGAAAGAGTAGCGCGGTGCCTAGGGTTACTGCGTTCTCCTGAGATGCAACCATTGATAGAATTTTTGAAAGATCGTCGCCAAGAGACTCTCGAAAGACTTGGGGACGTTCAAGGTGAAGAAATGAAGTCCCGGCTGCAAGGCCGGAACCTCGAGCTCAAGGAATTCCTTGAGATGGTGGACCAAGCAGAAATGCTGTACGCCAAAACCCGCAGGTAAGCGCAGACCGTTAAGTCGGAGCGCAAACCTAAATTTTTAATTTAACAGTAGCAGACCGTAAGCGAATAGAGACTGACCGTAAAGTCGGAGTCCCAAAGCGTAGTCGGAGCGAAGGAGATAGAAATATGGCATTGCCACGTGTAATTCAGGAACAAGTTGAACAAGCTGATGCTTTTGTAGCTCAGATGAATGGACAGACCACACCAAATGCGGAGACTGCGCCAGAACCTGACCCAAATCCAGACGTCAACCCCGAACCACAGCCGCAACCTATTTCGCAAGAGGAAGAACCGAAGCCAGCACCAGTGCCAGAAGAAACTTGGGAACGAAAGTACCTGACGCTCAAAGGCATGTATGACGCTGAAGTGCCACGCCTACATTCGCAAATGCGAGAGCTGAATCAACAGGTTCAGACACTTATCGCAGAAGCAGCTGTAGCTAAAGCACAACAGCCCAAACAGGATGCAGTAACGGCGAAACCGCTTATCACTGAACAAGACAAAGAGGCTTTTGGCTCTGACTTGTTGGATTTGATTGACCGTGCGACTGAGCAAAAACTAGCGGGAAACCGTGACCTTGAAGCCCAGCTCCGTGCCGAAATCAATGAGTTGAAAGGTAAGCTGGGAAATGTGACCGAGCGCCAAGTAGTATCTGATAAAGACCGCTACGAAGCTGCTTTGAGTGCACAGGTTCCAGATTGGGAAGCCATGAACGTAGATCAAGGTTTTCTGACATGGTTGGCTGAAGTAGACCCAGTTTATGGGATGCCTCGCCAGTACGCACTGACCAATGCGTATGAGTCGCTTGATGCGAACCGTACCGCAACGATCTTTAAGCAGTACAAAGCCACGCTTGCTCCAGCTCAGCGTCCTCAAGCCAACCGAGAACTTCAGCGTCAAGTAGCACCGACCCGCTCGCATACGTCGCCTGCTCCTACAACTTCAACTGCGGATAAACGTGTCTATACCACATCGGATATTGATTCGTTTTATGCTGAATGGAGACGTGGAATGATCGACGAGGCAGAAGCGGTGCAAATTGAGAGAGATATCCATGCCGCTATCAATGAAGGTCGAATTCGTTAAGAACGTCCGAACTGTAGCGGTCAAATTTGTTAACTTTTGTTTTTAAGAAAAGGACTAGACCATGTCTACAGTAACCGCAGCAGCAGCCTATCCCATTAACTCTGGTGGTTTTAACACCCCAGGCGGACAGGTAGCTTATTCTGGAACCGCTTATTCCGGTTCTTTCATTCCCGCCCTCTGGTCCGGCAAGCTGGCCCAGAAATTCTATGCCGCCACAGTTTTTGGTGAAATCGCCAATACTGACTGGCAAGGTGACATCACCGGCATGGGTGATACAGTGATTATTAACACAATCCCTTCCATCACCATCAACAGCTACTCCATCGGTCAAAACTTGGCTTATGAAGTTCCTGCTCCTAGCACATTGCAGTTGGTTATCAACAAAGGTAAGTACTTCGGCGTGAACGTTAACAACGTTCTCGAGTTGCAAGCCAAGCCCAAGTTGATGGACATGTTCACCAACGACGCTGCTATGCAAATGAAGATTCAGATCGACAAAGACGTTCTGTACACTAACTTCAACCAAGGCGACGCTGCTAACCAAGGCGCAACTGCTGGTGCTATCTCCGGCGGCTACAACCTCGGTACAGACTCTGCCGCTGTGACTTTGACTGCTTCTAACATCTTGTCTAGCATCACTGCTTTGTCAAGCGTGTTGGATGAAGCCAACGTTCCTGAGACAGACCGCTGGTTGATTATCACCCCCACAGAGCGTCAGATTCTGATGCAATCAAACTTGGCACAAGCTCAGTTCATGGGCGACGCTTCTAGCGTGTTGCGTAACGGCAAGATCGGCATGATCGACCGTTTCACAGTGTATGTGTCTAACTTGGTTCCACGTGGCGCTGCTGGCAAAACTTGGATGAACCCCAACACTGGTACTGATGCTACTTCTGCTGGTGCAGTTAAGCGTCACGCTGTGATGGCCGGTCACAAGTCTGCTATTACCTTCGCTTCTCAGATCGCTAAAGTTGAGAGCTTGCAGAACCCCAATGACTTCGGTACATTGGTTCGCGGCTTGAACGTGTACGGCACTAGCGTCGTACAAGCTAAAGGTCTGGCTTTGTTGGTCGCTGCAGGTTAAACTCCTACCGGAGAAGGCGGGGCTTCGGCCCTGCCATTTATTAACCTAAGGAGAACACCATGGCCGTTATTGACGATCTCATTTCTAGTGGTTTGTCCTTGCCTCAAGCGCAAGCTGTAATTGCTGAAGATACTACTTCCAATCTTGATGGTTTAGTGTCTGCTGGCTTTACTTATACACAAGCTCTAGGCATCACTGGCCTTGACGCAGGCTCCGCAACTTCAAACAACTTGGTTGTTCAAGGTTTGTGGGCTGGCACTCAAGTTCCTGCAATTGTTGCAGCATTGGCTGTAACACCATAAGGTAGATTATGGGTACGGTAACCGCTCAAACCATTCTCAACAAAGCGGCAATTCAGTTAACTGATATTGCCAATGTTCGTTGGACCCGTGCTGAATTACTCAGCTGGTTAAACGATGGTATGCGCCAAATCGTGCTCATGCAACCAAGTGCTTCATCGACCACCGTCTCAAAGGTATTAACTGCTGGAACACGGCAAACAATTCCTACGGACGGTTGGTTGTTGTTACAGATTTATCGCAATATGGGCACAACTGGTACAACACCAGGTCGTGCAATTCGTATTGTGTCTCGTGAAGTGCTTGATGGGTTTAATCCCAACTGGCACACCGAGATTCCTAAAGCTGAAGTCAAGAACTACATCTATGACGTACAAGATCAGCTTGCGTTCTATGTTTACCCTCCCAACACTGGGACCCAATATATTGAGTTGAACTACTCAGCTCAACCAACAAACTTGACATCGGAATCACAGACAATTCCGATTTTTGATATTTTTCAGTCAGCACTGGTTGACTACATTTTGTTTCGTGCTTGTAGCAAGGATGCTGAATACGCACCGGGCCTGCAATTGGCTCAAGGCTATTTGGCTACGTTTACTGCTTCTGTCCAAGGTAAGACTCAGTCTGAGGCAACAAACGATCCAATCAACTCGCTTAACCCACGTAATGTGGCTATCCCAGGATCACAGACATGAGCGATGTATCTTACGAAGCATTCTTGCCTGACGTTGTTCAGTTTGTTAAAGACGTGCCCGAGATTGTGGCCGTCCAAGCCATTCGTAATGCTGCTATTCAATTCTGTGAAAAGACACGTGTCTTACAAACAGAACTTCAGCCAATGGACATGACCGCAGAAGTTTCTGTGTATGGGTTTGAGCCCGACGTTGGTTATAAAGTTGTCGACATCATGGAAGCTTGGTACGGCGATCAATTGTTGATTCCTAAAGCAGTTGAAGAGTTGACCCGCATTTATCGCACGTCCAACTGGAATGATCTGGACGGCAACCCTTATTACTATTTCCGTAGCCGCACGCAAGAAATTACGCTGGTTCCAAAACCAAAAGTAACTGAAGCTGCAAAGCTAAAACTGCGTGTTGCAGTTGTGCCATCACGTTCTTCATCTGTAATTGACGAAGAAGTCTTTGAGCGTTACTACGAGATCATTACCTTGGGCGCACGTGCGCGTTTGTACGATACACCCAACCAGCCTTACTACGAACCCAAATCTGCCCAGTTGTATTTGAAACGATTCAGCGACGGCATGAACGAAGTTCGTACTCGTGTAGCAAAAGGTTTGACCCGTGCTGCTGTTCAAATTGAATTCCAAAGGTTTGTATGACCGCCGCTGCATATGATTTTGTTATTGAACAAGGTGCAACGCTAGACAAAACATTTGTCTGGAAAGACAGCACTGGAACTGTTATCAATCTGTCGGGTTATACCGCCCGTAT